TTTGGATGGAAACCAAAAAAAGAGTTTGTGACCGATATTGGAGAAAAGTTTTACAAATCGATAATGGAAACGATGGACACATCGAGTGTTTGTAAGAAAAGTACGGAAGATACGGACGTGTATGTAAACAAAACCACGCGAGTGATAACGAAAGGCGACACGAAAGAAATAATAAAGGTGGAGCAAAAGAAAAAGATAAAGTTTATGGACTTCGCGTTGGACGGAACTCCGTTCGATTTACGACTGTCCGTATGTCAAGAGATNAAAAAACCCAAAAAAATCAACTTGCAAAAATACGAAAGAATTCGCAACAAACTCAGGACTTCGTACGTTTACAAAATGTGGAGCTACGACGTTACAAGGGTGACCCGATACGAACATGACAATATTATTGATACGGTGTACGAATGTGAATTAGAACTGTTGTTGGGAGAACTATCGGACGAACATACAAATGAATATCTTGCGGAGTCATGTTCCNTAAANTTGAACGATATTATACAAATGAGCGTGGGNGATTTTGAGAAAATACACTTAAAGACGTGTCGACTCACTTAGTATAACAACCACCAACCAGTAAATAAATACTCAATCAAAATGGCAAACAACAACATTCTCATGTACAAAGATATTGACGCAACCAAATTGAACAATCAAACATCGGTGAAAAACAAATCGGGAGGGTTATCTATCCCNTTGGATTATGACGGGATGAAAAATGTAAAATTCCAAACTCCGGTAGTAACGGTCCCGTTCGGTCTATCCGAGTATACACCGGATACAGGCCCAGTAAAATACAGCATGGATTTATCTTTCAAGAATCATGANAATGACAAAAGAATTCAAGTGTTCATGGAAAAAATGAAAAGTATCGACGAATATTTGGTAGAGATGGCGGTGACAAACTCACCAGAATGGTTCGGTAAAAAAATGTCGAAGGAGGTGGTCGAGGAACTATATCGTCCATTGATTAAGCTATCGAAACAACCGGAAAAATATGCACCAACTATTAAAATGAAAGTTCGCTCAACNAACAATGAACCGGCAATCGTCGCATTCGATTGCAATAAGCAGATTTTCGACATGACTCAATTCACAGGAGGAACGGAGGTGAAAGCTATCGTTGACATCTCCCCTATTTGGTTTGTGAATAAGCAATTTGGCATTACGCTGAGCTTGCTGGCGTTGGAAGTACATCATGTGCCATCGAACCGATTGACTGCATTTGCCTTTCAAGATGAAGATGAACCAACGTCGGAAAATGACGAATAATTTTTCTAGAATATAATACTAATAGTTATGTCTTTGAGTATGAAAAGTTTTGAAAAAATGATAAATCGTTCAATGGAGTTTTTCAATGAACCGCATGAAAAGTTTATAAGCAATGTTGTTTTGATGCTAATTTTTTGGGTAATCTATTATGTAATCTACATCAGTGACACGAATGCGATGATTATCAATAAGGACGTCATTGTAAACAAAAAAACAAATAAGTTAGATATATTTGATTTTGCTTGGTTTTCAACATTAACCCAATTTGGTATTACATTCGGGGACATCACCCCTAAAAGTAAGTTGTGTAAAGTGTGTGTGATATCTCACGCGATTGCGTCATGGTACATGGTACTTAGTTAATGGAGAGGTTTTGGATGTACTTATCGTATAAATGTCGTAAGGATGTTTATAATGAGTAACTTTAGGAATAAACTCGCCTAAAGCATGATTTCGTGGCTTAGCCGTTTTTTTAATTATAGGATGAGAGAATCTAGACTCATTGAATATTGGGAAGAATCGAAGATGTTTCTTCATGATGCGATTATAACCAATCGGATTTCTGGATGTGACACCTATTGTTTTGATAATCGTATCTTCATCTGACATGGAGAAAGGGTGACATATGACAACATCCTTTTTTTGAATGCGATTATTGAAATGTTGAGGGATATAAAAGTATTCAACAGGTATCCAGTAAAACCGGGTCCATGTAGAGGCGTTGGTTATCACGAATACAATTGAAAGCAATCGATCATCGGCTTTTTTCAATTGTTTGGATATAAATCCGATCCAAACGGATAGGATTCGTAATGCCGCCTTGGTTTTATTAAAATACATCACACCCCCGCTTGTTTCCAACGTGCGCCAATCGAATTTTTGATTGATCCTAGGTTCAGCGTTCCAGTTGAACAACATGATGTCATAAAATCCCTTTGTATCAATAAATAACGACGGTCTTTTGAGAAAGATNATATCACAATCCACGTAAATGATCGGTCTATTAAATTTTAGAATACACTTTTGGATGAAGACTGGTTTGTATGAAATCATATTTTGATACATCGACGGATCATTTTCGGGGTTTATGTGTTCAGCATAGAATTCAAGTTTACATATCTTATGGACATTCGTTCGCAGATCATCGACCAATTGTTTGTACGTCTTNCGAGGTGAACTTTTCTTCGTCCAAAAGTTGTACGTGGTGTTCTTACACGTCGTATTATCCCCTCCCCACCAATATGTCACCACAATAGGTGAAATGGGCATTTATCATAATAAATTATTTAATTTAATTCGGTTTATATCATTGCAAGTCGGTAACATGAACCAAAGTTTGCAACGTTTGGAAACATTATAAATACGTTTTTTATGAGTTAGTAATGTCACAGTATATCGATTGTCGTTCACGATATATCCGCCTAATTTTAACTTCATCGTCAATGGACTTGTCATGTCGATATATCTACAATATCGACCGACCCACATCGCGACATTAGATGGTACATACACATAGTCGTGTAACACATCTTCCGCGTAATCAAAGGTGTTGTGATTGCATTCGGATTTAAATTTTTTTAGTAACGTGTTGGACAACATNNCTTGCACTCGTTGNTGTTCTTTTTCGATGTCATCAAAATGGTATTCGTTGACAAAAATTGTCTTCGTTTCATTCATTTAGTATATACTTAGTATTTGTTTAACAAACCCACTTCTCTTAATATCATTAACATCCAGTGTTGATATATCATAATAACCTGATGATAATGATGTTATACGATTCAATAAATCCGAGAAACCATCTTCTTCGATGGTCGTGTCTTTTTGCGCATTGTCCCCAATTAACACGAGCATCGAGTTCTCCCCGACGCGGGTTAAAAGAGTCTTCATTTGATTGACGGAAGAGTTTTGCATTTCATCGGCAATGATGATCGAATTATTCCAAGTTTTACCTCGCATATGACCTAACGGGACGAATTCCACGTGAACCCGGTTAATATATTCTTGCATCGTGGATGACCAAGGTGATACTTTATGATCCATTTCTCCCGGGAGAAATCCAATTTGTTCATTGGAAACCGTAGTCAACGGTTGCGTCAAAATAAGCCTCTCATATTTATTATCGTCGGATAAAATCAAACTCTCTGCCGTTTCACATGCAATCATTGTTTTCCCGGTACCGGCGACACCTTGAACGACATGTAATGGTTTGTAGTTGTTGAGGTGCGTTTTATATTCACGTTGATTTGAAGTAAGTTTATTTAAACATAAAAGCCGTGAATGCATATATCGCATCTTAAAGGTGCACATTTTTAAGTGAGTTAACATTCACTTTAAGGATATCATTATAATTGATAATAGGAGGTATGATAGGTACACGAAAATATATCACTCGACATAAAGTGCTCGTCGTCCCATATGTAATCCATCCATCGACAAATGAAATCTATTACATCATGGTAAAGGACCGTAAAACAGGCGAATGGGGGTTCGTCTCTGGTGGAGTGAAGAAGGGAGAATATGCGGTGGATGCCGCCGATAGGGAACTGCAAGAGGAATCATCGAATTTGTTACATTTACCATCGAAATATAACAAATACATGTTCACGTCCTCCTATCGTCCAAGTGAACTAGCCAAAATCGACGAACGCCGTCAAGAAGTCGTTCGAAGCTCGTATACGATGTTCATGTACCGAATGAATGATGACATCCGTGCAATACGTGAAATAGTAAAAGATTTCATTCCGAATACGGAATGTACGAACATCGACATTCGAAAATATAGAGATTTTGAAAAGAGATGGGTGTTTACAGACGAAGTTTACAATAAGTGTCAGTTATTTAATCGAGTATCGTGCGTCAAAAGCCGATACACTTTCGAGAGATTTAAGGATAAACCAACATTCAATAAAGTATATACCACATAATGTTTTGCAAGGAGTCAAGGAGCTTGCGTGTGTTTCATAATAAAATCAAGTCGATGCTGATCGACAAATGTGCAAGAAATGAAGAATTGCTTATCGATATCGGAGTGGGTCGGGGAGGGGATATGTATAAGTGGAGTAAGAGTAACATACGTAAGGTGATCGGATACGACATCGACCAGGATGCAATCGACGACGCAAATAAACGGTATGTGACTTGCCAAATTGATAAAGCGCTTTATGATTATGAATTTGTGCGATATCCCAATTTGGATGCGTTCATTGAAACATTACCAACCATAAACGTCAAAGTCGTATCATGTCAGTTTGCGATTCATTATTTCTTTAGAGATGAAGCGTATGTCAATAGTCTATTTCAATTTTTAAGTCAAAAGATTGTCAATCATGGATTTTTTTTTGGGACGTTTATGTGCGGTAACAGATTGGAAGAACTCACAAACGGGTTCAAATCCCCATTTGAAAACACATCCTTCCTCGTGAATCCGGGCGAGTACGATCGAAACAAAGATTATGGTAATCAGGTAGATGTGCACCTAACGAATACATTATACTTCGGCGAATCAAGTGTAAGTGTCGAATATGTGGTGTTCAAACACGTTCTACAATCGAAAGCGGAAGAATACGGATTCAAGTTGGTCGAGTTCAAAGATTTTGAAGATTATTACGACGAGACGACGAATCTTAGAAGAAACACCATTGCGTTATCAAATGCAAATAAATTATGCAGTTTTGCATATTCAAGTTTCATTTTCAAAAAGAAATCCTCTTAAAGAGTACATAACTTTACTATTAATTATCATGTTTCCGTCAACATTGCGAACCGGGTTGTTGGATAACACAACACGTATGGAAACGGACGATTTGTTGTTGGAAAAGAAAATTGAAGGAATTTTGTTCACGTTCCTTGAAAAAGCGGTCGTATTGGGCGCAACCTATGCCATCCAGGCGGGTCGACATAACATCACCGGGACGGACATCATCTACGCGTTACAATATTTTGCACATGAGTTCATGAACGATCCAAATCTCGAGGAGCAATTCGAAGACACTTGTTCGGCATTGCGTGACGAGGACGAATCGTACGAAAGTGACGATTCCTCGATGGATAGTGACGATTCCGTTATGGAAAGCGACGACGAAGAATTTACAAGAGTAACAAACTCTACAGACGCCAAGATGATATTAATGAATACATATCACGATGAATGGCACACATGGGAACCCATTGACCCCTTTCAAAAAAGCATAAAAGGTGCCGTGGATAGTTGCATTGCTCAATTCGATATCACATTTGATTAGTTTAAATAAAATATAATTATAAGTATTAATATGAATAATATTTTCAATTTGTTTAACAACCTTCAACGACGAGAACGGAATCGAGTGGAACAACTTCCGAATAACGCAATTACAAGACAACGAGTCAATGACTTGGTATTTGGAGAAGAAACGCAACCATTTTTCTTCAACAATCGAGGTGAAAAAATTCANAATTCTCAATTCGGTGCAGTGAAGACGCTTGCTCAAGATATAACATTACAATTTTATGGCGAACAAAAATTTGTTCAAATGGTTACAAGTGTGTATGGCGAATTGTTCAAGTCGAGAGTCGCGCAAGGGTTTACGGGAATGAAAGGGATGAACATGAAGACAATTATTTGTGCCATCTTGTATTTAATCATGATGTACGAGGAAAAAACGAAAATAAATGTCGACAAACTCCTACGTTGTGCAAATAACGTCAAATCCTCCACACGAACGAAAATTAACGATAAAATGTTTTATCGGTCGGTGGACACCGTGCTCTCGCATCTGTCGACGTATCGTGATGATGTCAATGCACACGAGAGATTCGGTGATGTCGACTTTAATATCGACCAAGATATACGTAGATTTGCCATAAGTTTGGGTTATCAGACGAAAGATGTAAACAAAATAAGACAACTGTTAAAAGATGTACCGCAACCTGTAAAGAATAGCCATTCCTCATCTGTGATTGCGTCATGTATAATATACAAATATGTACATATGCACGAATCGAAAACCCGTATTATGGAAGCCGAAAAAATACTAAAGCTAACAAGCTACGTTAGACAGAACGTGTTGCCGAAATTTATGAAAACAAGGACCAATATATCTTTGAAAATGAATTAAAGTCGACGAGCTTGTTTTTCAAAATATTGATCACACACGATCCATCTATTTTTAAACTTTTCATATGGCCCGACTTTGATAGCAACGATCTCTTTGTTTGGTTTGAACGATCGATGAAGGACATTCACGAATGAATGATTTATTGGAATCCAATATACTTTGTATTTACTAACGACCACTTCTCCTCGAAGTTTGTCGATCTGTTTCAACTTATCTGGACGGTAATTGGTTTCAAAATCATATGGATGTATGTCGGATGGCATATATGGCATCAATCCCGTGGTTTCTTCCATCAACTCTCGTTGTGCGGCGTGGAAAAAACTCTCGTTTTTTTTCACCCCTCCAGAAATGAAGCCCCATTCTCCCGTTTCTCTATCTTGGACACACATGACTTTGTCGTCAACATATGGGATAACAAATACCTTTTTGCGTGTTATTTCTTTCATTTAAGATTAATAACGGTATGATAACATAACACAATATGTTTTTTATATCTATAGATGTGGGAACCAAAAATCTGGCGTACGTTGTTGTGAATTCAGAAACAAATGAAATATGCGAATGGGAAGTGGTCTCTGTTCCGTTAACATCGCTTTCCAAAACGGTTTCGTTTTTGGATGAATTATTCAAAAATAAAAATAAAATATTCAACGAATCAAACACGTCCACTGTTCTTGTCGAAAAACAGCCCTCTCGTAATGTGAAAATGAGAATTATGGAAAACACATTGTTAATGTATTTTGAAATGTCGAAAATTTCACGAGTGATATCATATAGTGCAAAATATAAGCTGGGTGAAATTGGGAAAACAGTGAAAGGACGGCATAATTATTCGTTGAGAAAAAAATACAGTATTCTAATGACCAAGCAATATTTGGCATCGAACGTGTTTTTGCTGGACTTTTTCGAAAAACATAAGAAAAAGGATGATTTGGCCGATTGTTTGCTTCAGTACATTTCGCATACGGATATGGTTCGAATAGACGAACTTTCCAAAATCATTTGCTCTTTGTAGTATCCACCTATAATCCAATTAAATTCCCCATTTTGAACAAATCGCGAGACGAAGCAAACATCCCTTGTTGTTTGACGTCACGGTCATTATCATCCTTCATCGTCAACATCGTCGTTCTACATACAGGACACGTGGGGGTGTCCTGTAATTCTTTTAAACGANAAACACAGGTTTTGCAAAACATGTGAGCACAGTTTGGTAATTGGATGCGGGTATCTTTACGTAAGTAAGAGTAACATATTGGACACTCGTCCTTTTGTTGATGGACAGTCATTATTTTTCTGTCAATTTGATTTTTTAAATTTGTTTACAATCACTTAAACGACATGACACTTTTAATTAACAATGAAACAAAAGGAAGACCGACAGAAACTGCCAACCATGGACACACACTCGTCGCAAATCGATCCAGTTCATTCATTTATGCATAAATCGGTCTACGACGAATGGGACACCACCGTGGCAAAAACGACAAACAAAAAACAACAAAAATATATGAACTTATGTACAAAATTAGCAGAAAAATCGCCGTTGACACACAAACATGGGTGTGTCATTGTCAACAACGGTAAGATTATCGGTCAGGGGTTCAACTCATTCTTTTCATCAAGTAGTATTCATGCCGAAATCGCAGCTCTCCGTAATGCCAAAAAAGGAATCGGAATGAATTCGGAATTATATGTGGTCCGAATTGGTTCACCTAGACATTACCGATACAAGTACAGTAAACCATGCACGCATTGTGAATTTCAAATCATCAAAAGTAACATCAAACGGGTGTATTACAGTACCAACGAATTATTAAATGCTTGACGTTGAAACTCGTCCGCGTTCGTGGATGATTGCGTGTGCTCGGTATCATCTACAATATGTATCGTCCGTTTCGAGTAATCCATTATCTTTTCATGGGATAAGACGTACTTCCAATCGTCCTCGTTCTTTCTTATCAAAAATGAATAATAAATGTCGTATGTTATATTAGCATTCACGTCATGGAGAATGAATTCCTCCTCGTTATCGTTAATTGTCATTTCGTAAGTGTGTAAACATATGCTTGTTGTCGAAAGTGGAGATTCAGCGTAAAAATCAAACTTAACGCTGAAATCTTCCAGAATTTGCATACTCGTATCACTTAGAGAATGATTTACCTGAATTCGTATTTGTTCCTCTTCTTGGATAGCCACGAAATCCCATAGTTTAGTGTGCTCGTTGGTAAACTCAAGATGGTCTATATTAGATGTGAACCACATATATTCCAAATTTGATTCCGGATTATATTCGGTTGATGTGGAGGTGTATCGGTTGAATACGGTGGTGTTGAGTTGATACGGTATCCCTGGTTCGAATCCGGTGATTTTGTATGTGGTATCATACACGGATTGTTTCGTGATATCCCGTATGTTTCCTAACATAAATGTTTGAGTATCTGCACCCGATATGTCCCAATTAAAATTTCGAGTTGTTTCTTGTGGTTCCATACGGTATTAGCATATTATTTTTCTTACACATATACGTGCACATTGTGTTGTGTGAATCAATACGTGATTATTCATCTTAACGATCTTAAGGTCGGGTTTAGGAACATGGACGTGTGTGTAATGTGTGTGTTTTTTTATTGCACTTAATCTTGTTATGACGTATTTCGTCTTCAAATCATGAACCCGAATCATGCACTCGTCGAACCTTGAAATCGAGTTCATTCGGTACGGTACACCACGTACACTTGTTTGATGGGTATACGTATTCTCCATGTGTGTCACATGACCGATGATATCATAGATATGTTTCGTTTTGATGTATGTGGTGTATGATGGATAATAGATCACGTCACTCACATGAAGAATCCGCAAAAGAACCGTGTTCAACATCAAAAGAGGTTTGATATTCACTGATAATCGGTTCACTATGAAACTTGAAAACGAACGATCCGTCGCATTCGTTTTTCTTGAAACAATCATCATATCGTTTGTCTTATTCACCAACAACTCACCGGTATCATAGTTTTTCGAATTTCTGTAAAAGAAATCAGTAATGGTTAAGGTATCGTATGTGGCAACCATGTTCAAATTAAGTTGAATTGGATCCAGATCTAATCGTCGGGTGGTATTTTGATTGTAAATGATATGAAAGTTTAGAGAAATTGGAGTGTTTAATGACACACTCGTTAAGTTTTCAAACAATGAGGATTCCCTCAAATCTACATTGACATACATCGGATCCACGGGATTTATCCATATGACGGGGTTAGCATTCTTATACGAGTTATCGATATACACATACCCCTCCCCATGGGAACTCTCCATGTATCGCTCGCTTTCAAATGGTAGTACGATTTTAATTATGGTTTCGTCAACAGAAGGATTTCGTTTTATCCACAATTCCACATTATAAATTACATCCACACGATGTTGAAGAAACGTCCATCGGGATTTTCCATAATAAAATTCGTAAATTGATGCCATTTTGAAATCCGTTGGTAATAAGACGCGTTCGTTCATCATATCGAATCGAAACGGACTCATATAATTTAGATTAAACGAGTACACATCCGTTTTGTATCTCGCGTTGATATGAAACTCACAGAAACTGCATCCGCCAATCTTGTCGTGGGTGATTCGAATAAGATTGGTGTTGGTGACCGTCTCTATGTGCGATATGCGAGGTTTGATATTAAACATTTCGAGGTTTCCAAAACGGTTCAATGTTTCGTAAAGTACAAAGGATCTGACCGGTATCGTGTGTCCAATCTCCTGTTCTGATAAAGTGGTCAACACCGGATATGGCAATTCCACAGTCAAATCTTTAGGGATCAACAAACCGCTCCCTTGACCGTCAAAACGAAAACGAACGAACCAATTGACAATGTTATCATCGATCGCGACATGTTGTTCAAAGCGATATGGGATGAAGGTTTCTTGTATTGCTGGTTCGAGAACTTGTATGGCGGGTGTAACTTCGCTTGGAGTGGGGATGTACGTAAATTGATGATTTACGACACCCATATACACATCGAGCGAATCTACCAATGCGTTTATCTGCGATTGACTGGANGCTATTAGCGATCGTATATCATGAACTCGATTGACGGTTTCTTGTAAAGACGCATCCAAATACACCCCCTTCAGTTTTAGTTCATTGTGTACGTTCAAATCTCCATTCACGTACACGTTTGAAAACTTGGACTCGTCGCCCCCCGTTTTGGCATATAGGTGAGATTGCGAGGCATCAATGAACTCGTTATCGTGTACGCCGCGTTGTTGTATGCACCGAAAGGTGGACGTGTGCGAAAAGTCGGTGGTGTGAGAAGAACTTCGTGCAAAAGAAGATGGTTTCGTGTCTCTACGGGGCTTGTCGGGAACATACCCGTTGTCTTGTAAATAATTCAAACACTCTTTTCTAGTTTTTAACCGTTGACCATGTTCACCAATCAAATCACGCAATTTCCTCGTCGTACACGATTGAATATTCATGATATATTATCGTATAACATTATTTATGAAGACGACGTACAACGAAGATAGAGTGTTAGACCGGATCTTCCAAATTATAAGTACCCACGAGGGAAGTCGTGCGAATGAAACCACGAAGAAACGGACGTTCGTAAATTTTGTTGATTACGCGGCATACGATAGCCGACGAAACCCGTTGTTAAACATGATAACGAATCGCCAATTCGTATCCGCGATATCGTGTGAAGGCGTACAAAAACTACACACACCTAATATAAGTCAATTACGAAACATCATACAACACCACCTATTGTATGACCATGTGGATATTATGCACATCTCACATGGTTACAATGATTTTTGGTATTTAAAAACCTTTTTCGAAACATGCGATGTTAAACCGAACATTGTTGTTATTCGTTATAATCGGTACATTCCGAATGAAAAAGCAATTACGGTCCCATTTTCTAAGCATTCACGTAACATAAATAACTACCATACGTGTTCGTTGCTGGCGATTTCGAAAATTTTACATTCGTATCGATATATCGGCGATAGTGCATCCGTATTAAGTTATTGGATCAGAAAAGAATTACCAAACGCCGAACGGTTTACAACAACCCTTCCCGTAAATGTGGTGGATCGTAAACAATGGGATATCATGAAGGGCGCGTTTTGGGTGAATGTGCAGTAGTAATTATATAAAAAAGCTTAATGTCTTTTGCGTTGTAGTCGTCACGTGTTGTTTCGGATTGGTCGATTTCTTTTTCAAAGCGGTCGGTGGTTGTGGAGAACCGTTTCCATTTGTTGTTTCCCAAAAGTCACATAATTGTTTTTGACCCGTCTCTTTGCGTAAATGTTTGCTTATGATCTCCCCAAATATTTCATTCTTTGGGTTATCCGTAAACAATTCAAACAATGACGCAAGTGGACTGATGAGCGAATGCTCCAGGTAATAGAGGGTGTCGAGTTTCAAATTATTTTCGATCACATATGTCGGGTCTTCCGCCTTTTCCCATTGTAACTGTTTTTTAATCTTTGTGTCCATAAACACATANGGTACTCGGTCNCCTGATTTAGGTTGACTTCCTGGATTCCGTTCTCCAATCTTTCTGGCGACGTTAACATGAGATATCGCACATCGATGATTTGTAAAAATGTGGTGATTTCTTTTTTCATCCGCTTCATCTTTCGCTTTTTTACAGCAAGCGTAATCTTTGCGAAGCGACTTACTCAGAATGAGGTCTTGAACTGGTATCTTGCCGTCGAGCAGTTGTTGTCCACATTCTTGTGCATACTCCATCGCCTCGAACACTTTCCGCTCATACATAATCATGTGTAACACCGTTTTACAAACGTTTTTGACAAAATCCGGATTATCTCGTCGTACTAACTGAATTCCTTTAGCGTCAATATAATCAGGTTTTTCAGGATTCGTATACATCAAACCCGCATACCGTTTCTTGCTGAACAACAAGTACGGATAGTAACATTTTTCAAACTCTAACTCGATTGGAAATTTGAATGTCGCAGAGATTCGTTTTGCGGCTTCTTGACCCAATTCAAAGGACTCTTTCAACTTGTTATCCGTGGTGGTGTCAAAGATGACCATGACGGAATCGGTGTCTCCGTATATCACTCTCGACCCGGGATACCATGTTTCGACAAGTGTTTTTGTATGGGTAATCATATTGCGACCTATCGTGGTGACGGTTGCCGAAATAGGTTGACAAGGTAGCATGTATGCCGCACAAAAACCATAAATACTGTTCATACTCACCTTGAACGCCAACTGTTTTCCGTTGTACACACTTTTTAAGGATGCACTTGTCGCATTTGCCATATCTTTTTTGGCTTGTTTACGATTTTTCGCTAAATTTTCAAGAATTTTTGGAAGAATACCTTGCTTCGTTTGAGCAAATCTGTATTTGAAGGTTTTGTCATCCGACGTCCATTCAAAATCTTCGTATTCGGTCCCATCGATATGTGCATATTTTTCATTTTGAACAATGGTGCTGTAGCATAAATTGTGCGCTCTCATGATGGTCGGATACAATGATGCGAAATCTAACCCGGTAACCACTTCGTCCATATACGCATCTTTTTCCGCATTCAATACTGTAGCTCCGATGAATGATTCTTTGTTTGCCGAGTCACATGGCGTAATCACCAACATATTTTCAAGTCGTGTTTGTTTCGTAATTTGACTAAACACTTTGATTTGTTGTCCTCTTTCTAACAGAAAATTCATTGGTACATATGTAGCCTTCGCCATCTCCATCAAATTTGGAACATCGTTCAGTGTCCTCATCAGTCTCAAAGGGAGCTCCGTGTCTTTCACACAGTATTTTCCGATTTCATACATATCTTGAGAGGAACCCGTTTTGAATCGGGCGAACAACTCTTTGATTGGCATATCGAGTTTTTTATCTTTCAGAAAATGTTCGGCGACGAAATTGAGTGAATATTTAATCAATTTGTGTTCGCGTTTGTACAACTCGAGCAAATCCAATTGGATTCTACCAGTAGACGTCACCATCTTATATTCATTGTCACCGTATGCGCTGCTGCTGAATTTTGCATCGTAGGTGACCGAGGGTTCACCTCTTTCCCGGTTCAAATTGATGAACGACGTCAGATTCAAAACGGCGGCTCGTTGCATTATGTAATGCAAGTCAAATTTCCATATATTGTAACCGATCAGAATGTCAGGATTATGAATTTGTATTCCCTTGACCCACTTTTTTATGAGTTCGTTTTCACTTTTACACTCATGTATGTGTACATCTTCGATCACATCACACGTGTTCAATGTAAACAGTTCCTTCAAAAATGGTTTTTCATCTCCATATCTTTCATAGGTACATGCGATTTGAATTATAGGACAATAGTTTGAACTCGATAATGGGTCCGGAAACGAACCATCTTCGCTATGTACTTCTATATCGAACGAACACAAGACCACAGGTGATATGGAATGGATGTCGATGCGTTGAATTGCACTTGGGTGTTTAATGAAAATTTCGATATCCGAAAATGTCTCCTTGAAATCTTTTTCATAATAATCCTTATTTTCAATTGTGATCCACCCTGTAGACTCAATATCACACTCATGTATGAACCGAAGCACGGGGTCAATATTTGCTTCGTATATTTTATTTTTAAACTTCGGATTTCTTTTACACCACCAAAACGCAGATTTCCAAGAGGCCTTACTCGAAAATGTCAATTTCAAGAACTTGCTTTGTCGGTTGTTCGAAAACCCGACGAATCGTTCCCGCCAAACAAATTGTGTGGCGATCGGATTGAATTGGTTAAAAGACCCTTTGGAGTTTTGCCAGTTGAGCGAAATTAAACTTTGAGATTTTGTTTGACTGTCTGGCACTTCAATGTAAAAAGATGGATTGTACACGCAACTCGCGACGACCGATTTTCCTTGTGCCGTTCGTCCATACATGGTTATCACGTGAGAAATGGTGGCGTCTTCACGTTCCGTATCTCTCGAATCCCATGAAATGATTTGAAACTCCATCTTGGTTATTAGAATACCACAAAGCACTTTAAGTGATTTAAAAGTTACATTCGTGTCTCATACAAATGAAAATACGTATTTGCCACCATATATCCATTGGTTTACAAAACGATGCCTTGCTTCTTAAAACCATCATTCAAGAGACCACGCACCATACGTGTCAGATCGTTTCGTACGACGAATCGGGTTTGTACTCCCAAACGGAATCGTCACAACACAACGTGGATGTGCAATTCTTTTTGGAACACATACACCCATCCTTCATCAATTGGGCAACCTTCAACATTTTCATTCCTAATATCGAATTTGCGAATCGTGTAGATGTTCAAAACATTCCACGTATGGATCGTATCGTCGCAAAAACGGAACACGCAAAACAAACCTTAACCGTATGTTTCCCGCAATCTAAAATCTTATATTGGGGATGGTCATCGACGGATCGATACGACCCGAACGTGACAAAGAAAATCAACGAGTTTGTGCATATTAAGGGTGTTTCACGATTCAAAAACTCACAAACCGTAGTGGATTTATGGTTAAAACATCCCGAGTGGCCTCTCTTGCATCTGTTTTGTTACGGGAATGAATCGCAAAATGGCTATTTGAACATGCACGTACCGTTCGTACTATTGGCACCCAATATCAAATGGACTCAACGGAAAATAAACGAGGACGAACTTAAAGACGTCATGAATCGTTTCGGTGTCCACATATGTTGTAGCGTACAAGAAGGCTTCGGACATTACATCAATGAGGCGAAAGCTTGTAAAGCAGCGGTCATTTCGACGGACGGTCGTCCAATGAACGAGCTCATACATCATCACGAAAACGGCTTGTTGGTTAAAACAATAAGCGAACAAACCACATCATTGGGAAAAAAATATCATGTGTGTGAAGTCGATATGGAAGCCAAAATTCAAATGATGATCAATCTTGACGAAAATACGAAACGAAAATTCGGGGAACGTAATCGACATTCGTTTACGAAAATGCGGAATGAATTAAAAGAAAATGTAATTGAAACGTTTAAACAAATGAAATTATAATTAATAATACATGAGGAAGCAACATTTCACGCGTTTTGTTGAAAGAACAAAACATATAGTNAACGCATACCCGGTGCGACATATTCATCCTTCTCCCAAATATTACGCCGTCATCGTTGAACCGAGACGNCATCCGTGCATGGAATATGTTTGCAAGAACATTTTGCGTTTTTTAAACGATGATTGGGGGTTACACATCTTTCATGGAACGGATAATGAGGAATGGATAAAAGATATGTTTGAAGGGGTTGAAAACATAAGATACACCAATCTAGGTGTCGCTAATCTTTCAATCGAAGATTATAACAACTTGTTAACGAACAATGTCAAATTTCATGACGCGATTGAATCGGAAGTTTTTCTAGTTTTTCAAACCGATTCCATCTTGTTCCAATCCATACCCGAACGATATGTCCAATATGACTATGTGGGAGCCCCATGGCCTCATCATGGCAATTTGGTGGGTAATGGGGGGTTATCGATCAGACGAAAGACGGTGATGAAATTGATTTGTGATTGCTATAATCGACCGACCGGATGTCCAGAAGATTTGTTTTATGCAATCTGTTTACGGAAAGAGGGGTCCAATGTCGCTCCGTATGAAGACGCGAAACAATTCTCATGTGAATTGATACCGACCACCATGCTGCCNATTGGATGTCACGAACATATACAAAACATAAACGTTAAGGATTTTGAAAACATATACAGTTCATATTTTATATATTAAAGATAATTGTCTTTACATGTTCATATTATGAGTCTCAAGGGAAAAGAACCGATGGACTCGATGGTTGTGGACCATCTTGAAGAGGATTTTGTCCAAATACCTAGTCAACAATATGCACTTATCTCCATTGTATCGCCAACGTCTACACAACAACATAAGGCGTGCGCACTTAAAATAAGGGGCGTATTTAGCACCAAAGAAGATGCACAACATCATGTTAAACGGTTGCAACAAGCCGACAATACCTTTGACATATATCTAGTAGATATGTATAAATGGTTACCCATTCCACCGAACGATGATGCAATTCAAGATAAAGAATATCAAGAAACCATGCTTAATGACATCATTCAAGGACATAAAGAACAACAACTTAGGGCCAAACAACACTTTGAAGAACGTAAGAGAGAATCATTAGAACCAATGACCGAAGACGATTAGCTCGTTTTCTTAATCTTATAAAGAGGTTTTTTCGGGTCAGAAGGTTTCGAAACAACAAGCTCTTTTTCATCGTACTTAGGATCATACATCGTTTTGTGCATCTTCCAGATGTTAGGATGTCCAACACGGAAATTATCACATCCATCGCGGACTTTAGCTTTGTACCAAAAAACCACATCTTCTATTTTATTACTCTTTATCGTATTGTCTAACACAATGCACTCATAATTCTCTGTGCATACATTCATTACCTGATTGAACATATCAAAAGTGGGGAAAATACCAAAAAAGTTTTTGTAAATTTTTTCACGATTTTGTAAAATATTTTCACGAAACACAAATATATAATCGATGTTCGACCTTAAGTCGGGTGTCAAGTCCATACAATATTGCATCGTGAGCATGAAGAATATGTTCCAATGTCTACCATTGTAAAATATTTGTCTCATTATTTTTTCTCTCAAGAACTTTTTATCATACATACAGTCATCACATATCATGAACACGCTATCACCGTTTCCCTTCTTTACCAATTGTTTTTGTCTCGTGACAACTTTTTCAACCACATCCGATTTATACTCATGATACACGAATAAGTCGGGTATAAAATCTTTATAAAAACCGTTACCTTCTTCCGTACCAGACATAACGATACCGGCCGATATATGTCTCTTGTGATACATGATGTCTTTTACGCATGTTGACTTCCCACTCATTCGTTTTGCGATGAAAACAACTATCGAATTATCTCTCATTTTTGAAGGGTTAAACTTTTTCAAGTGTAGGTTCATCGGTTCCTTACTATGTCTGAACATATTCATTTTGAAGGTGCTACGCACATTTATTTTTTACGTTAGAATAAATTTTTTTTCTGTGCATATACTACTAAACTCTTTATACTTATCTCATTTTAAAATGGGAGGAGGACTCATGCAACTTGTAGCGTACGGTGCCCAAGACGTGTTCTTGACAGGTAACCCCCAAATCAGTTTCTTTAAAGTACTTTTCCGTCGCCATACAAACTTTGCGATGGAATCCATCGAACAAACCTTTAATGGTAATCCCGAATTGGGGAATCGCGTCACATGCACCATCTCTCGTAATGGTGATCTTGTCACCAACATGTGGTTGGAGGTTAAATTCGCGGACACCGCGAATGTCGTGAACTCTTTAGGTCATGCTCTCATCGAATATGTCGAACTCGAAATTGGCGGTCAACGTATCGACAAACATTACGGTGAATGGTTAGAAATTTGGTCCGAATTGACACTCCCGGAAGAGAAACGTAATGGTTTCAAGGAGATGATCGGTCGCCGTGATGCGGGTGTCGATTACGCACCCGAATCCAACAAATTGTACATTCCCTTCCAATTCTTCTTCTGCCGCAACCCCGGTCTTGCGCTTCCCCTTATCGCGCTCCAATACCACGAAGTGAAACTTAACATCAAGTTCCGTTCCGCCTCNGAACTTATCAAGTCGGGTGCCGTCAACGGTGCTTTCAAATTCGAAGGCAACCCCCGTCTTTTCGTGGATTACGTATATCTCGATACCGACGAACGTCGTCGCTTTGCCCAATCCCAACACGAATATCTTATCGAACAACTCCAACATACCGGTCCCGAATCCACCAAAGACGACAACCATCGTCTCAACTTCAATCACCCCGTGAAAGAACTCGTGTGGGTGGCTCGTCGCGACAACGCGGACCCTCTCGAGTTCGCCGGTAAATCCAACAGCACTCTCGGTGCCGGTTCCACGTACAACGCGGATTACGCTTGGTCCACGCCTGACGGCGAAGCGTTCAACACCGCCAAACTCCAACTTAATGGCCATGACCGTTTCACCGAACGCGATTCCTCCTACTTCCGTCTCGTGCAACCCTACCAACATCACACTCGCGTGCCCTCTAAATACATCTACCTTTACTCCTTCGCGCTTAACCCCGAATCCAACCAACCTTCCGGTACTTGCAACTTCTCTCGTCTCGACAACGTGACCCTCTCTCTCGGTGGCCTCAAAAACAAAGTGGGTGATAACGGTCAACTCCTTGTGTACGCCGTGTCCAATAACGTTCTCCGTATCATGTCTGGTATGGGAGGTCTTGCCTATAGCAATTAAAAATCTTACTTAACCACCCGAATAACTCACTTAAGGATTATAATTTCATATATGTAAATAAGTATGAACTTCGAACACGAAAACATTCACGAAATGCATCATTATCATTACATCCATAAAAATGGACTCGACAACACTTTTGTCAAATCACCCGAAAATCCCAACATTACTTTTTTAAAAATAAAAAATAAAAAACATGATATTACAACACTCGTGGATTCATGCATTGTCGATAAATTGACCGACATTTCATGGTGCCCACATAAGTCAGACAAATCTAAAAAATATTATGTAAAAACAAATCATCACGATTTTCATTATCTTCACGAATATGTACTACGTTTGAACAATGTCGCAAAACCTGACGACAATTATTCCGTCGACCATATCAATCGTGACACATTGGACAATCGATTGGTCAATTTACGATGGGCTACACAAACGGAACAAAATATCAACACCGACAAACGAAGTAGAAAATATAACGCTCGAGAATTACCGGAGGAGATTCTTGAGGAGTATATGCCAAAATTTGTCACATACAACAAAGAAGTGTATGATAAAACGAGTGGAAATACACGCGAGTTCTTTCGTATTGAAAAACACCCAACGATTCCAAATTGGTCAAGTTCAAAGTCAAACAAGTACACCGCTNTNGAAAAGTTGGCACAAGCGTACGAAAAACTAAACATGGATTTACCCACACAGATGGGACACATCGAATTACCGGACCCGGATTTGCTAGAAAAATGCACACTTGATGAGTTTGTGTTAAAAAAAGAGATGCTTCCACAATACGTAAGTTTTGTTAGGGAAACGGTCAAGCGGGGGTGTAAATTTGAAATCGCCATACCTAACCAAAAACGAGTTTCGACATCCGGGTCCAAAAAAGTGTCATTGAAATGCAAATATAACGAAATGTTACAAATGTTGAGGGGGTGNTAAACATACTAGTTCAATTTGTATTTCTCTATTGAATGATGATTTAGGAACGCCACCACACCGATGAGAAGATCGAGAAGCAACGGAAGATATGCGAGATGTGGTTGATAAAATGCTAAAAGTGCGAAACATAGGTAGGTGCATGCATGTATTAAACGCAACGAATGCCACCAAATGGGAGCACCGAACGCTCTGAGGCCGGTATCAGGCGCACAGATACCCAACACCAAAAAACCGATCATCGGTATCATGGCAAATAACGCCAATGTATGCATGATCGTCGGATCGTTTGCGTATTTGCGAGAGATATGGACCAACAATACACGAAAAGGGACGCATCCGGCAAAAAACAAAAACCAACGTTTTTGGATGTTATTCATATGGATTGT